ACACATCTAATATATTAAATACGATAAATAATACTAACAAACGAGTGTTTGTTAACGTTAATAAACTCGAGGAGTAACAAGAATGGCATTACCAGCAACCGGATCACAAATTAGCATGAGCACAGTGCGTGACTACTTTGGATTAAGTGGAACAGTTTCACTATACCAATTAGGAACGTTCATCTCACCTAACGTGACAACGAACATTAAGTTATCGGCCACTTTTGGCGGATGGCAAAACCCTAACTCAACAGGCGCATCATAAATTATGATTATACACTGTCGAGTCGCTCTTGACAGTGTATGCTTTATGTTGTATAATTAAACGAATACATACAAGTATACTCAATACAGGAGAAAACTATGAGTTCAAGAACACGATTTGAAATAGAAACATTTTTGTTGGGAGCACATCCAACAATAGAACGTCAAGCATTAAATTTACAAAATGAGCTAATGCAAGCACGTTCACAGTCACATCCAGACTTAGCAATACTAGAAGCAGTGGCTACTGACTTTGTTGCTAAAAACGGTGAATTTGACGCTTTAATTAGCGGCATTGAAGCAACAGAAGAAGAATATTGGATATCACGTCTTGCACGTTTGGCAGCAATTGATATTCTTACAATTGGTAAAGTTCAACCAGAGCATATGAATTATATGGCATCACTATCAGATGATGCATTTGCATCATGTGTTAAATCAGCCACAACTCTTGCTAAATCATTAAATGACTCAGTGCAAGAAATTGAAGCAGAGCTTGGCTCAGAACTTACTGATTAATTTAAATGGTAAGTATACCCAAGTTTATACAGAAACCTAATTATATCTCAAATGTTGCAATATGTGTTCCAGTAAGGGACCATGTAACATCTACATTTAGTTATAGCTTGGCTATGCTTATGAAAAAATGTGGTGAGGCAGGACAAAAAGTTTCCTTACATATGGTAATGGGTAGTGAAGTAGCAATGCAACGCCAACAACTAGTTGACGAAGTTTTAGAAACACAAGCAACACATATATTTTGGGTTGACAGTGATATGAAATTTCCAGTAGATGCATTATTTTCTTTGCTATCACATAAAAAAGACATTGTAGGAGCAAATTATAGCACTAGGGTAAAACCGCATAGACCGGTAGCATTTAAAAATGAAACCAATCTTGATAAAAGAGTCTTTAGCGGCAACGGTGTCGAAGAAGTATTTGCATTAGGCAGTGGGTTGTTATTGGTAAATAGATGTGTATATGAAAATATTCCTAAACCTCACTATAGCGTTGAATGGAATGATGACTATACTAACTTAATGGGCGAAGATATATATTTTTGCAAAAAAGCGTCAACACATGGATATATTTCACATGTTGACAATCAGTTAAGTGATAGAGTTGCACATATAGGCACAAAAGAATACACAATAAAAGGCGATTGTTATGATTAGCAAAACTTCAATAAATAATAATTTACTTAGTTTTAATGGACAAAGTGTAATTACACCTTGGGATAGATTAAAGAAATTTATTTTTACTCCATATCCAATAATTTACGTAGATCAAAAAACAACTGATACAGATTCTTTATCTGAACTTGCATCACAATATGCAGGTAAATCAGATATGGTTTGGGTTGTTCTTAAAGGAGCAACAGTAAACCCTAATTTTCCTTGGCACTATAAACCAAGTGATGTAGGACATAATGTTATACACAAATTTCCAAAGGTAATTAAAAGAACTGGACGTCCTGTAAATTGGGGAGACATTCAACTAGTTCCAACAGGTGGCGTAATACACGGAGCAGTAAAAAATAAAGTAATAGGCTCTTATCACGAAGCAGACTTTGATATTGTTATGATCAGTTTCCATGAAGCAGAAGCAGACCACAATTATCAAAAACTAAAAGTTCGTTTTCCAGATGCAATACATGTTAAAAATGTAGAAGGCATCGGTAATGCTCATAAAAAAGCAGGAGAACTAGCAAAATCAGAAATGGTATATATTGTTGATGCAGATGCAGATATTATGAATGATTTTTGTTTTGATTATATTCCACCAATGGCAAAAAGAGCTAATACAACATATGTATGGTTTGCTCGTAACCCAATTAATGATTTGGAATATGGATTTGGCGGTATAAAATTATTTCCAAGACAACAAGTTATTGAAATGGGACATGTGTTACCAGACTTCAGCACAGGATCAGCATTTTATCAACCAGTTAGAGATGTTTCAAACATAACACGTTTTAATAGAGATCCATTTAGAACATGGCGTAGTGCATTCCGTGAATGTGTAAAATTATCATCACAAATTAACCCTAATTCTCCTGTTAAAGAAACTGAAGATCGTTTAAAAACATGGTGTGAAGATGATAATGGCGGACGTTTTGGACGTTACTGTATTAAAGGCGCAAATGAAGGCAAAGCATATGGTATTCAACACAAAGATGATGTAGATGCACTAAACAAAATTAATGATTTTGAATGGTTACGTGAACAGTTTGTTGAAAGTATGAAAAAACGTATTAGTGCTAACTAACATTTGCGTAGATAGTTTTTATTTTCTTTAAGAAATCTTTTGACTTACATTGTATTTTTGCACCTGGGTGTAATGGCTTAGGCCATTGACCTATATCAACCCAAGCATATCCATTGCTTTCTCCGTTGAGAATAGGAATAAATTCTTCTTCAACTATTACAACAAAACTGTTGTATACAAATTTACCATTCCCACTTGTAAATTTGCTTATAGGAATAATTTTTACTATTTCAGGCATTATACCTACTTCTTCTTTTATCTCACGTCTTAGTGTTTCTGCTGGACGTTCTTGTTCTTCACTTTTCCCACCAAAAAATCCCCATGTTTTAGAATGAGTAACATTAGTGCTTCTAAGTTGTAATAAAATTCTTCCAGTATGTGAGCTAAGAAAAATACAGCCACTTGCTTCTATCATTATAAGTAGATTCTCCAGAATCCTGCATTGTATACAGCTTCGTAACTATTAACCCAATTACCATTTTTCCATTCTAACTGGTCACCAGTTGATATATTATTACAGTAATGAGTAGACGAAATATTAGAACTAGCATTAAATACTATAGACCATCCACTTCCATCAAACTCAACAATATCATATTTGTTAGCGGTTGATAATCCATTCCAATTTGAACTAACAGGAATAGAATCCATTAATAAGTATCTAATTCCTACAGTATTTGGAGCAGGAACAGTTCCATCGCCTGGATAGTTTATCATACCGTTTATTATTCCATTAATAGGACTCAATGTATTAGTTGGCAAAGTAGTTTCGTCAATTGTAACATTTAATTTTCCAGGGTTATTTGGATGTTCGTATAGTTTTCCAATTATATCATCTTCGTCGTTGCCTGGTTCTGAATTTTTTCTTAATCTAATTTGACTAATACCAGGACGTAATGTTCCAAAAGGTTTTAAATCTTTTTCCCATGTAATGATAGCATCGTTTGAATCTAAGTTAGAGCCATCTAGTGCAAGTAGTGTTATTTCACCATCTTCGTATTTAATTTTTCTATCTTCGAATGTAACAACAGTATATTCAACTGAAGTTCTATCAAATGGAGTATTTTGTCTAAAATTATCTAAATCTGCATCATCCAGATTATATAGTTGATTAATAATAGTATGAATAAGTTTTTGTTGTTTAACTTTTGCAGGTGGGTTAATTAATACTGGCATGTCAAACTGTATAGATGCAACATCAATAATATCGTCAATACTACTACCTACGCTTCTACTACTCCATGTAGTATTTTTCATTTCTACATAAGTTAAAGCACTCCAGTCAAATGGATTAGCAGATGTTTTAACATCTAACGTTGGATTAAACAACACTAATATTTGTTCCATTAGTTGTAATTTTTGTTCAGTATTTGATGTCCATATATCACAATTCATTGACAACATATATGTAACAGGATTATGTCTTTCGATTGTATATCTGTTGCCAGGCTCATTACCATATTCGCCAGTTACATTGTTGTATTTCTTTTCAGCTACTTGAACTTTATCAATATGAGCTGGAAATGTTCTTAATTCTGGCGCCATAGCTAAGTTAGTTACGTAGCAACTAATAAAAGGAACAGTATTAACAATGTTTTCTGAATTTTCTCTTGTTATATGTGCTGCCATACGATTAATATCGCCATAACGAACAGGAACTAATTGCATTTGTGCTAAGCCAGTATCATCCTTGCCCATTTGCACACTAAATCCACTAAACAGTCTTATAAACTGCTGAATGTATCTTCTAATCTGTTTGTCGTAAAAGTATTGTTGCTCTGCCATTGCTTATTCCTAAAAGTCTGAATCTAGTCCTTTTTTCTTTGGTGTCATCACCTTAGATAATGCTTGACGTTCTGGGACCTCTGTATTATCAACAACTGTTGTTGCATTATTGTTAATAAAGTCTCCTGCATTGTAAGTTTTATCAGACCATGTTTTGTCTGTAATGTTATCATATAACCTATGCCATCTGCTGCCTCTAAACACAAACAATCTATTTGGATTGAAATCATTTCTTATGAAATATTCTCCATCGTTTGGTTGTTGTGGGAATTGATCACCAGTTTGTAAAACTTCACCATGTTCGTATGCACTTTCTTTTTGATCATCTACTCCGAATAAATGTTCTGCCAGTGGTAAGTTATTTGGATTGGCTTCTTCTGCAGCCTCTACAATTGCATTGCTAATATTAAGTTCGGTTTTGTATGCACTAAGGCTATTTTTAAGACTATCTGGATCACCAGCAGTTCCAAGTATATCTGCGTATTCTTGTGTATCTGTTAATGGTGCTACCTTAACACGCCAAATGTGTGGATACCAGGTTTGTGAAAATCCTTCACTTCCTCTACTTGCATCTTGCACTACATAAAACTTGTTAACAGCATCTCTGTCTGTGCTTAATAGTAATTCGTCACGTAAGTGTGGTAATTCTAAAACATCGCCTGGCATTAATCTTCTGCCAAGTTTTTGAACCATATCGTTTATATGAAAAGTAATAAACAGTGTATCATTTGTTAAAAATAAACCAAATTGTGTTAGATCAAAATCGTTATCACTTACATTATATACACCACGTAGTTCAAATATATCAGGATCGTATTTACGATCTCTGTTTTCCATAAACAGTAAGTCTTGGATTTTAGTTTCATCAACTAAACCTTCTGGATTTAATTCTTCACCAGATAACATATCTTTTTGTGTGCCACTACTATAGTTAGGCTCACTTGGATCGTTACTAGACGGGTCATCTTGCGGTCCAAGATACTTATGAACATGTATTGCGACACCACCAATTGAAAATTGTTCGAGAATACTTCTATCCATGAAGTTATAATCGTTGCTTTTGTATGGTTTATATAAACTTAATCTTGGCATATGGTTTTCCTATTATATACAGTATTTATGACTTGCGAACTTCCAAGATGGTAAATAGTTATATGCGTAGTTAATCTTAACTAGCATTATAAAGAGGAAAAATTATGTTTAGATTTTTTACAGTAAAAAAATGGGCTTTATGGTCCTGGCTAGGATCAGCAATAATCCTATCATCGCTTTGGGTACAAGTCGAAATTGATGTTAAGATTAACGAATGGTTCGGCCAATTTTATGATATGATTCAAAAGGCATTAGCAACACCCAATGCAATCACCATAGGTGAATATTGGGGTAGTTTAGCAAGTTTCTTATACTTGGCGGCTATCTATGTAGGTATCGCAGTAGTAGTAAGTTTCTTTACAGCACACTATCTATTTAGATGGCGCACAGCAATGGTTGAATGGTATCATAGTGTATATGACAAAGCTAGAACTATCGAAGGCGCCGCTCAGCGTGTGCAAGAAGATACTATTAAGTTTAGTCGTATTATGGAAGGATTAGGAACAAGTTTTATTGAATCAATTATGGTTCTAGTTCAGTTCGTTCCTATTCTATTAGGACTATCAGTAGGTATTCCTATCTTCTTCTTTGGTGATTGGCAATATGGACTTGTTACAGGTGCTATTGTTTGGTCAGTAGGCGGAACATTATTCTTAATAGCACTAGGTTGGATATTACGCTTAGTTGGTGTTGAATATGATTTGCAGAAGAAAGAAGCGGCATACAGAAAAATACTTGTTATCGCAGAAGATGATGGCAATGTGAGACCAAAAACTATTAACGAACTTTTCCAAGATGTTCGTAGTATTCACTTTAAGTCTTATTTGCGTTATTTGTATTTTAATGTAGGACGTATTACATACTTACAAGCAAACGTGTTATCAGCTTATGTGTTCTTAGCACCAGCTATTGTAGCCGGCGTTGTAACACTAGGTGTAATGCAACAGATTATTCGTGCATTTGGACGTGTTGAAGGTAGTATGCAATATCTCTTTAGAGCGTGGCCAACACTTATTGAGTTAATGAGTGTGTTCAAACGTTTAAGAGAATTTGAAAGACAAATCAAAGAAAAATAAAGAAAAATTGTAACTAATTGAAAACCCAAGATTCTTTTCTTGGGTTTTTTCTTGACAAATGCACCAAGATATCTTATACTGTATAAGTAAATTAAGTAAAAAGGAAGAAAAATGTCTAAAGCACTAGGAAAATTTGACGATACAGTAGATGATATGATATTACACTTTGAAGGAGTGAAATTTGAAGACGTGGATGATATGACACTTGAGATTGAACATTGGAATGATCTTAAAGAACAGCAAGGTTACCAAACTGTTTGGTCAATGAGCGATACTGCAATGCCGTTGGACTTTGAGATCTTTACTAACAAGCCACGCAAAGTTACATACAAGTGTATTGAATCAATGGGAGATACACTAGACAGTG